AGCGCTATAAGCAGAAGTGCCGTTACCACCATTACCAGGAGTACCGTTTCCACCATTTGTGCCATTGTTGCTAATGCCGCCGCCACCACCACCCGAACGCCCCAAACTGTTTTGACCGCTTCCAATGCCGCCATTACCACCTTGTGAGCCAATTCCAGCGGGATTGTCTTGCTGGTTTGCTTCACGACCACCACCGCCACCGCCACAACCACCATTTGAAATAGCGGGAGCAGTACCGGCGAACCAACTTGAATACCCAACGCCTCCCGCAAGTGCTGCGGTTACGCTAATACCTGTGCCAGTAAAAGTTGAATCGGTGCCTTTGGTACCTGCTACTTCAGTATTTACAGGTCCAGTGCCACCTGTACCTACTGTTGCGGTATACTGAACTCCAGCCGCAATGGATTGAGTGCCAACATAAACAAGACCCCCCGCTCCGCCGCCGCCAACTCCTGACGAACCACCATTGGAAGCAGGACCACCGCCACCTATCATCATTAGTTCAGTCGTTGTTAAAGCGGTAGAACCAAAAGTACGCAACCCACCAAAACCACTAGCAGATCCACCAGCACGAGTAGTAATTAAAGGCATTATTAAATCTCCCTATTAAGCAAACTTGGTTTGTGTTTCAAGAACTGTAAATGTTGCTGATGCTGTTTTAATAATTGTAAATGAGTAAGCATCAATAGATGATGCATTACCAGCCGAGATTGCTGCTGGAACCTTTGGGTTACAGTAGTTCCATCAATCTGGATTGTGCTTGGATAGTAAGCGGTAGTTCCATTGGTATTAAGCCAGACTACGGTTATAGCATCGCCAACAGCCAAGGCTGTATTAAGAGATACGCTAGAACTGTATCGAATGTTAAGAGTATGGTTTGCTGTTGCGTTGGATGTGTAATACCAGATAGAAGCAGTCTCAACATTTAAGTTGATTGTGCCAGTTGCAGCAGAAGCTACAACATTGACATCTTCTTCTAATCCTTTAATAATAGAATCAGCAAGTGTTCCTCCAGCAATAGTTGCTGTATTTATAGTTGGACTTGTTAGTGTTTTATTAGTAAGTGTCTGTGTTGCAGAAACACCTACTTGAGGGAATCCACCTGCTGTGGATCCATCGTGTACTACTACAACATCCTTATCAGTATCTACTGTCAATTCGCCCAGTAGTCCTGTAAAGGATGCGTGTTCTGCCGTAGTTCCCCTACGGCGTTGGAATGCGAATGGCATTAGATCGTTCCCCAATCTGCTAAGGATGCCCAAGAAGCGGCTGTTCCATTGTTTGTTAAGAAGTAACCACTAACCCCACCGGAGATCGCTGGGATATAGCTTGCTGCTGCGGTTGCACTATTAGCCGCCGAAGTGGCTGAAGTGGCCGCAGAAGATGCTGATGTTGATGCAGATGTTGCTGATGTTGCAGCAGCACTCTGAGATGTAAGTGCCGATGAGGCACTTGTTGATGCACTAGATGCAGAAGTGGCAGCAGCAGTAGCTGATGTAGCTGCTGAAGTTGCCGAAGTTTCTGCACTTGTGGCTGATGTTGCCGCCGATGTTGCACTTGTGGTGGCAGAAGTTTGTGATGTAAGTGCAGAACTTGCAGAAGTCGAAGCACTAGAAGCACTCGTTGCCGCTGCTGTTGCACTTGTTGCAGCCGAAGAGGCTGATGTTGCAGCAGAAGTTGCACTTGTAGTTGCAGATGTAGCAGAGGTCAAAGCACTCGATGCTGATGTGCTTGCACTTGATGCTGATGTTGCAGCAGAAGTTGCAGAAGTCGATGCCGATGAAGCTGATGTAGATGCAGCAGAGGCAGAACTTGCTGCTGATGCAGCGACAGTAGAGATATTGATGTAGGTGGTAGATGTTGTATCTGCTGTTGTTATATCACCCATATCACGGACAAGACCTGCACCAGTAACATCAATCAAAGATGAATAGGTTGATGCTGCTGAACTTGCTGAGGTAGCAGCAGATGAAGCACTCGTTGCTGCTGAAGTAGCAGATGTTGCAGCAGATGTCGCTGATGTCAAAGCAGAGCTTGCAGAAGTGGATGCACTAGATGCTGAGGTTGCCGCTGACGAAGCAGAAGTAGCCGCAGATGTAGTTGATCCAAAGAGTGTGTCGATATAAGACTTGTTAGTTGCATCGGTAGATGCGGTAGGTGTAGCAAGATCTGTAATCTTATTGCTACCCATTGACAAAGCACCGGTCATAGAGTCGCCAGCCTTGGCAACTTTAGTTCCGATAGATGTAGCTACTGTCGTAGAAAAACTAGCATCATCATTAAGTGCTGCCGCTAACTCATTAAGAGTATCAAGGGCAGCAGGTGCTGAATCGATTGTGGCTGCTATCTGAGCATCTACATAAGCCTTAGTCGCTGCATCTGTATTAGCAGATGGAGTTCCAAGACCTGTGATTTTGTAGGTTCCGGCAGCAAGATCAGAACCCAAGGTTCCGCTTGTGATTGTCTTAGATGTAAGAGTCGATGCAACTCCATCAAGAGTTACTGTGCCTGTAGCATTAGGAAGAGTGATTGTTCGATCTGCTGTTGGGTCTGTAACTGTAAGTGTAGTTTCGTTTCCATCATCAGTTGAACCTTCAAACAAAATACCACCAGTTGCAATAACTGCACCGGATAGAATCTTAGCTGAAAGAGTCTGTGCATCTGTAGTACCAACCACATTGCCAGTTACACCGTGAACACCTGCTGTTGTAGGTGTAGCAACAGATCCAATGTGAGCTGAGAACTCATTGAAGTCCTGACCAGAAACCACATGGCGAACCGTTGCACCAGCAGAGTGAGCCACATTTGTTGTAGAATCTGAACCACGAGTTACAGTAAGTGTTGTTCCACCACCGGATGCAGTAACGGTAATAAGTTCTTCTTTGTTGGTATCTGGATCAACAACCAAGGTGTAAGGATAGTTGCTTGGGAAACCTGTTACTAGGTCAAGCGTGATCGATAGAACAGTACTATCGATACCTGTTGATAGCGATGCCTGTTTTGCTGTTGAGGCGTAATATCTTTTCTGGGCCATTGGTTACCTCGTATAGTGGAGTCGGGGTGGATAAAGATCTCGAAGCTGGGCAGCCTCTTGCTGTAGTCGTTGCTGGTATAGACCAAGGTAGAATCGTGCAACAGATGCACCGCTACCGATTGGCTTAGATTGATCCATCATGTCTGCTTCTACTGACTGGCTTGGGATTCGTGCAGCATCTGAACCAACGATAAGTCGAGCAATGGCTCCATAAGTAATCACATCAATAGTAGATGCTGGAAGACCAGTTACTGTTTCATAGATGTCAGTCTCAGCAGAAAGAACTGATGGAGCCTTGGCATAGATAACCTGAACAGTTCTGCCCGGATCAATCATGTCAAAGATATTGATGGTCTTGCCATTGGCAAATACTGTGGTGTTGGCAGTCTTGTCTGTGTCATACCTACGGACATTGAGCCATTCCTTGGTTGAGCCAATAGTCTGCCACTTAACATTGAGAACATAGTCGGCAGTAGCCGGAAGTGAGTAAGCAGTAACGGCTGAGTTGAAGCTAAAAGTGTGTGTGCCTACTCCAAAGAGTTCTGGATAGACAGCCTGAATTGTGTCGTTAATAGCCTGTTTAACCATAAAGCGTGGGTATTGAGGGGCTATGACCACCTTGGTCTCGTTGGCTGCTGTAGAGGCTGTAGTGCCTCTGAAAGCCCTACCCCAAGGGGCAAGGTAGACCTGCTTGGTTAGGTTATCTGTACGATCTACATACATCAGTTCAGAGCCAACCTCGATGATGCCACGACCCATCTGGGCAGTCTCATTGACTACGAATTCTGTGGCAGAGGTTGAGGCAATTCCGCCTACTTGGTTGATCCATGTAGCGGTTTCCTGTTGAGCCCCATAACTCTGGATTTGCCCAAGGACTCGTTCTATAAGTCCACTAAATGTCGTTGTCATTCACTCACCGCTCTCAGGGCTGCGGCAGCAGCCTTATCAGTAGTTCCGCCTAGTTGGTTGCAGACACCACGAAGGTCTTTGTAATTAGGTCGAGTATTGCCAGCTTTGACATTTAAGGCACCAACAACACTAAGTCCTGTAGTTCCAGCCCAAGTGTTTGCAGCCTTAGCTGCACCAACATATGACTGAATAGCAGGATAGGTGCCACCATTAGCAAGACGATTAAGTTCTGCATGGAGTGTACTTCCGTTGGTACCAGTTGCCATTACTTAGCCTTTCGCTTTGCTGCTGCGTTATCTACTAGATTTGGATATGGTCTTCCAGCCTTTTTAGCAGCAGCCTTAGCCTTTGCTTTCTGTGATGGAGTTAACGGAGTAGATTTCTTATTAGGATTTTTCTTATCCCAGAATGCTGTTTTCTTTTTCACCATTTCACCTTATCTGCCCAATAGGCTGCTGACATTTTTCCTTTAGCAATGTTCTTAGCATGACGAGCTTTGAATGATGCCTGTCTTGCTGTTGGCTTCTTATCACCAGATACACCTTGCTGACCAAATCTAATTGTCTTAACCTTTGAACCTTCTTTGGCTACTACAACATGAGACTTCTTTGGATGAGATGGAGTTCTTTTTGGTTTGTTGAAGCCAGATACTCCGGCTGCTTTCAACCGGGAATCTTTCTTCTCGGCCATTTACTTCTTCTTACCCATTTTCTTAGGCATGGACTTCTTTGAAACCATTTTCTTTCCAGTTTTCATTGCTTCCATCTTGGCATCTTTCTTGCCCTTAGCTGTGTATGGATATTCTTTCATTCCGACCTTTGGCATTTGCTTCTCCCTTTGTGTGATGACTTTGACTTTCCCACCTGTATTTATATCAAACGAGATGGAAATCTCTATGCTCTTGCGAGCTTCATTGGCTGCTGTTCTTGTATTCGTTGGGGATAGTGTGGTTCTGGCTAATGCACCAAGTGCATATGAACTGCCGGATCCAACTCCGTATATCCCACGATCATCTCTTACCCAAGTAAAGTCATTATCAATTTGATAAAGCTTTCCTCGAAGGCAGATCAATGCATCGAAACCTGCACCATCTTTAGGATCATTATCAGCAGTCTTTGGCGATGGATCGTATCCATAATCTGCGTATGCTTGCTTAAGTGATGGCAGTAAATCTGTCATCATAAATTTATCTAGGTTCACACCTCGTGGAATCTTAGGAGCATTCCAACTGTGTAGGGCTATATCCCCGGCGATTGCATCGCCAGCAAAGGCAATTACATACTCGCCTTTTTCTACTACCTTGTCCATGCCAGAGGCTATGAACTTCTGATCTCCACCCACTATCAAAGAATCTGCGGCAATCAATCCCCAACCTTTACCTTGGATTCCAATAATGGTTGTCATGCTCAGTCCTTAAACGAGTTGGTGGTTGAGTCGAATGCCTTACCGGCTAAGTTACTTACTTCGACTGCCCCACGAATATCCTTCATGTTTGTTGTCGCTGGTTCAATACCTTGGCTGATTGCAGACTGGTATGCGTTTAGCTCTGCATCCCACTTCTTCTGAGGCATCATCTTGGAACTGTTAGCATCACCGGTATTTACCTGTAGGCCTGATTGCTTCAAGCACTCACCCCAGTTTTCATGATCCTGAGTAGGGCAACCTGTTCTGCATCCCATTAAACTATCTCCACTAAAAATCCGTTATGAGCTATGTTGGAATCAGAGTCGGCTTGAGCCTGAGTTCTGATTGGAAAGCCTTGTGCTACAAGAATATCTTTTGTTGCTTCATTTACTATGTGACCTCGCCCACCAAGGAATACATAATCGTAATCCCTTAGTTCATCTTCTGTGACTGCTCGAGCCAAAGACATAACACCATCATTGATAAGCACGGCTACCCCTCGCTGGGATACAACTCTACGCCACCACTTGTCAGCCAATGGATAACCTTCCATTACCTGCGGTGGGTAAAATGTATATGTTGCCATGATTCTCCTTGTTAATAGAGAGGGAGGCAGGTTGCCCTGCCCCCCTCAACTAATGACCTACTAGAGGCTAGATCCGCCTGATTCCAAACGGCAAACTGCTTCATCTCGGAAGATGCCCCAGCCACCGAAGTACTTCCAGCCAAGTGCTGACTTACGGCGAAGGATGTCGATCTGAGGTGCTACGACTGTTTGCACATCGTAAACATTAGCCTCAAGAAGAGCTTCCTTGCCAACTGCAACTGCTGAGTAAACAGTAGCTGAAGATGCACCTGAAGTGGTTGATGGAACACGAGAAGTCTGAACAACTTGGAAGCCTTCAAGAACACCAATGGTGCCTGTCAATAGGTTTCCTACATTGTCAGTTGTGTACTTGTGGATGTCCACAAATCCGCC